AAACGCAATCATGGCGGCGCTTGACTCATCGCCAGCGGTAGACCACATAGACAACAACGGTGACTGCCTAGCAATCTGACTAGGCCGTAACGCTTCATCAACTACAGCTGCTGAAATGTTCCAAAGTTCGTCAATCACAATTAGGTCATAACTACCGCCGTGAAGATTTGGCGTAGCAGCTCTAACTTCCCACGTTGACCCATCAGGCATTTTGATTGACTTACGACCCATGGCATTGGCGGCCTTAGCCCCAAATTTGTCAACAAGTATTGGGGCGATAAAACCGAATATGGCTTCGGCACGGTCAAGCTTGTTAGCCACCGAAAGCACCGCCTGAGGCTTACCACGCATGGCCGCTATGTCGGTTAGCCAGGCCCCTATCAAAGCCTGTAAAGCAATACTCTTGCCCTGTTGTCTAGCCGTTGAGCATAAAGCTTCACGAAACTGCAGATTGCCTAAACCGTCATGCGACAGCTGGCCGTTCAACACATGCTTTTGCCATGGCATTAGTTCAATGCCCATATGCAAACTAGCCCACTGGGAAATCCCCTCCCCAAAACTGTGCTGATTCAATCCAACCGTTTCGAGTCGTGGTAAATGCTTTTCAACCACGGCCAGTTCGGGCTGGTTACCGCCAGTTTCCCCCAAAATGTTTTCTAAGCATGGGGTCGGGGGCGGTGCCGGCGTGTCAAAAAAATGGTTTATGGCTTCGTTGCGTTTTTGTATGCGTTGGGCGTCTCTTTTGCCTTTGTATATGGCGCCACGTTTGCTGTTGCATTTACGGCATGCTGGCACAAGGTTGTCTAGGTCATCTGTGCCGCCACGGTCATGTTCTATTAGGTGGTCTGCTGTCATTGGGTTTGCTGTTGTTCCTTGCTGGCCGCACCAATGGCATGGTGGGTTGTTGGCTAGCAGGGCTTGCCTGTTGCGTCGATAGGTCAGGTCATTGGTTGTGTGTTCTCTGGGCATTGTCGGGTCTCCTTTGTACTGATGTTAGGTCAAGGGCAAGGTCAAGAGATACTGACGCCTAAGCGGAAGGGCACCGCTTAGTTGTCGCCGTATTACATGACAGGGTTGGGTGGTTTGTGTCCCCCACTATTTTGGCGCATGTCTCGCCTGGGAAGCCTGTCTAGTTGAATTCGGTGGAAAACCCATCGCAATGTACGTTTGAACGCTGATCGCCTATCTCGGTGTATAGGCGTCTACCCACGCTTGCCGTGTGTCACCAATTCAGATTCAGAGCCTGAACGGTCTAGTGGGTGCCAGTGTGCGCCCTGTCGCTAATGAAATTGTGTTGGGACTGTATCAGGTCGCTGGGTGGCGCATCTCTACAGTGTAAATGGCTGTCCATTGTCCATTCAGCAGGACTTCGGCATGGGTGATTGCTGTTACTGGCATGAAGTTGCCGTTCACAGTTAAGTATTCGACATCATGCGAGTTTGATATAGCGATAGCAAACACATTGTGGGCAAAGCGGTGATTGCTACCTTTAGTCCAAATACGAATAGGGTTGATGGGTTGCATGAATTCAGTCATGGTCGGGTCTCCTGGCTAGTCGGTTTGAGATGTCTTGAATGTCTTTTGGGCGCCACACGTGCACTTCAGCACCTGCAGCTGACAGGGTTTCGTGCCACGCTTTTTGCATGGTTGAAACCCTGCCTATGTCTGATTTAAGTTCTGCAAAGATAATGCCCCTAGTCGAATGGGCCAGTGTCAGGTCTGGGTATCCGGCATGACCTTGTAGCGGTGTTTTCCACACGCCTGGGCGGATTTCCACAGCACGGGTGTGCATAACTAGCCAGCCGTGAAGTTTGGCAAGCATGATGACACTGCTTTGGAATGTTGATTCTTTCATGGCACTAGGACTGTCGCTAGTTGTTGCATTGGGCGCATGTCTTGCAGCTGCACACGGTAACTGTTGTATTGCATGGTTGAACCGTCTCGCCATGTGTGCCCAGCGTTGATTTTTTGGCATTGGGTAACTTCATCAGGGAACAGCCAACCGACCAAATAGGCGGTGTCGACTGACGTGTGCAATTTGGGTTTGTCTGCGTCTTTTTTAAGCCAAACAAACATCATGATTGACCCGTACTGGTGCTCCAATGATGATTGTTTGACTGACACGGTGCCTTCAGGGAACGGGTAAAAGTGGGTGCATGTGTGTTTGACATCTAACGCAATGTTGCCCACGGTGATGTCTCGGTCATACAGGCCGTTATTCCAAACTGGGTTGGCGCCGATTTCTTTTAGCCAGGCAACGGCTTGCAGTTCTGCTAGTGCTCCTAAGCCGTAAGCACCTAAGTGCACTATGCCGCCATCTGACACTTGTTTAATTTGTAGGTCTGTTAGTTCTGTGTCGATATGGGTCATTTCATAAGTCGGGTACATCATGCCTTGTTGCCTTTCAGTTCTTCAATCAAGCGGCTGGCTTCGGCTTTGGTTTCGGGTGCTGGGCCTTGATGATCTAAAGCCCTTAAAAGGTTCATTTGTGCTGGGGTGGGTGCATTAGTCGCATTGGCGCCTAGCGACGCTGTACGGGGCTTTTCGGGCTGTCTCACAAGCGTTGCTGGGGTGCTGGTTTGTTGACGGTTGCGTACTTCTTCGGCGCTAGCCATCTTTGGGCCGAAACTCATCATTAGACCTAAGACACGGCCCAGGGCGCTGGTGCTTGCGTTCATCTGTTCTGAATCACGGGTAAAACTGGTTTTGCCTGGGAACGGTTCAAAGCATGTTGCTTGTGCCGGTACAGGGTCATCAGGTGTACGCCACGCTTGCATGGTTACCGAAATAAAAGTCTTGTCGCCAATGATGATGACTTCGGGTCGGTTTTCAATTATGCGTAGTTCAGGCCAGCGTTCAAGTGCAGCTGCAAAACGTGTTGGTACGTCGACATAGTTTGACAAGTCCATTAGTTGCCCCTGTTTCTGTCGTAGGCCGTGCGTTCAGCATTGGTCATGTTTGCCCATTTGTGTAGCTCTGCACAGCGCCTTGACTCTTCAGGCGTCATGTGTAGCCAGTCGCCTGCTTTGCCACAGTTCAAGCAAATACCTTGTAACAAGTCCTGCATGCGAATGTCAAAGGGTGTCAGTTCTGTTTTGCATAGTTCGCAGATCATTTGAAACCACCCAAGCGCATCGCCACGATGGCGTCTTGTGTCTGCTTAGTCAGATTCGACAAATAGATACCGTGCTCTTCGGCAACATAAGCCAATTCAAAAAGGGCTTTGCGCAACATTGCGATATCTTCGGTTTGCTTTTCTAACTGCCAAGCGGCGGCCTTCATCGCAATTTCGGCTTTGGCTATTGCCGCTGTCATTTCGGCTAACTGTTCTGTCATGTCGGGCCTTTCATTTAGTCGGGATATTTCTACGATAACCAATCGGTGTTGCTGAGTAGCGCATGCGGCGCCTGTCGCCTTCGGAAGTGTTAGCCCAAATGCCTTGTAACGCCTTTTCGGGGAATGACACGGCGTAGGCGAAACACTTGTCGAACACTGGGCAGGCTTCACAGATCGGTTTGATGATTGCACGTGATTCTGCAGATTCTTTGGCGTTGCTGGGGAAAAACAGGGCCGTGTCAATGCCTTTGCAAGCTGCGTCTTGTTGCCAGTCGGGTCGGTCAACATTGAACATGTGTTAGCACATTCTCCATGGCTTCCAACCACAGGCGCCTGTCTCAGCGATTGTGTCGTACAGCAGAAAACCAAATCGCAGGTTTAGGGTCGGGTCAGACATGGACTCTTCAAACGGCATATTGAACAGTTCTTCGGCCCAGCGCCTATGAATATTATTCGCTTGTACTAAACCGTGGTCACTGCCGTTGAACTTTGGGTGTTGGTAGCCAATGTTTAGGCACCGTGTTTCTTTCCAAATCAGCCTGCCAAGCTTTTCTAGCGTTTCGGTGTTATTCGGCCAGCCCACAGATACGGCTACCGGCAACCATTCCTGGCATTTTGTCGTTGGGTCTACATAAGCCACTTTTGTGGTGGGTTGTGTTGAAGTAGTGGTGCTGGTGGTGGTTGTCAGCTCTGCGGCCCTGTCGTGCAGTTGCTGTGGGGTCAGGTCGCCCAGAGTTACCGTCACAACGGTTTTGGGTGTTGTGTCTGGTGGGGTGTCTTTTTGGTTGACTACCGCAAACGCCGCACACATTAAGTAGGTGAATAGGGCTAACCCTAAAAAACGCTTCACATTCATTTTGTTGTCCTTCAGTCGGGGTCAGGTCGGGGTATGTCTACCGATTCGGTAGGTCTATGTCAAGCACCCATAATAGTTTTGAAAGCGTGGTGAACGACATCAGGGTGATCGGCCAGTAGTGGGGCGACTTCGACGTGCACCCATTGGGCGCCTTTTGAACCAATAGTGTTTTTGTCGTAGACCTTCCAACTGTCCCTGTCACAGCGGTAGCCAGCGCCCCAGCCTTTGGGGTTGTTTTTGTAGGTACCGGCATAATCGTGGATTTCTTCGATACACAAAATGTCACGGTGCGTGTATAGGAAGTCCATAAGTTTAAACCGTTGTTCAGGGGTGCCTTTTAGGTCTACAGCTCGCCAGGTGGCATGCACAGACTTTTTTGGTGGGGTTGTGCCAACCATGTTTCGATCATTAAAAATGCCCAAATTGGTGACGCCGAACAGGTAACAGCAGTAGTCAACAAACACTTTGGTACCTTCACGCTTTTGGGCATGCACGGCGTCTTTGTTGCCGGTATAAGGTCTACTGGTCATCTCTTTGTTCCTTATCTTTT